GTATGGCACGGGAAATAATGAAGGATATGCAGTTACTATTGACACACGTTATCAGTTTGGAGATACTCGTGTTGTCCGGTTGGACTTGATAAAAGCAATTGAACCTAAGGTTGTGCTCAAGGATGTGATTCGTACGCCCCGCAAGTTTGCGGGAATAACGGTCTCCATGAGCACTTATGACACCGGTGCACAATTGAATTTTATAGCAACCTTACACGGTTTGTTTAACCCTGTAAGTGATGTCTTAGTCCCCACAGAGTTAATTGCGTCCTGTATTGAATACATGATTGGAAAGGAAAGAAACCATGACACTTATAAATCAGCTATACGTGATGCCAAAGTGCGAGCTAAGCAGCTCAAGATTGATGGCAATACCAAAGCTGATGCTATACCATTTGCAGTAGCACTCGCGTTTAATTACGTTGAGACTGAGATGGCAGCGTATCGAATGGTTCAGGGTAAATCAATTAGTACAACAATGTACAATTTAACTAAGATTGATTTATTTAGTTCCGCCAAATATCAGGCCTTTTTATGGACAGTGTATACATGCCTGTCTATTGGGGGTTTGGCGTATAATTATTACAATTGGAAGCGCGCTCGACCTCAGTCCAATGTGGCCTGGGTTGTTGCTTGTGTCGGTATTTCAGCATTTCTCCGTAAGTGGGGTCAAAATAGTTTCCGACTCAATGCAATATTGAGCCCTTTTGTATTAATTTTGTTCATACGTCACATGTATTCAAGGTATGAAAAGGTAAAGTCCCGGGTAAAAAGTAACAGTATTGCCAATGCTGCGGTTGAGTTTATATGGCCAGGTGGTCAGTATACAACAAATGCCGGTTTTAACGTTGAAGGGTTGTATAATACCCAGATCAATAGTTTAGCAAGTGTGTGTATGGATGGTCGAGAGTTGGCTGAGATGGCCCCCGACACCGACATACAAATTGGCGAAGTTCAATGTCGTGAAACTTTTGGATGCATGCAAGTTGGCTGGAGCACTATACATGTGCGCCCCGTAGTAGCCCGAGCATGTACACATAATGCTATAGTTTCTACAGTAAACCGTTGTTTAGGTGTCT